GGTGTCAGGCAGGCGCCATGGTCTGAGGGGCAGAACGTTCGCCACCTTGAACCGATGGGCTTCATTAAATTCGATTTGCTCGGCTTGTCTACACTAAAGATGATGGAGGGTGCGATTTATCACATCCTTAAGCGCCATCACGATATTGAAGAACCAACGTTCGAACAGATCCGCGAATATTACGAAAACAACCTACACCCAGACGTTTTGGATCTAAACGATCAGGAGGTATATGAGAACGTTTTCCATGAAGGGAAGTGGGCTGGCATATTTCAGTTTACCGAACAGGGCGCGCAAAAATTTTGCACACGCACAAAGCCACGCAACATTATCGACTTATCAGCGATCACGTCTATCTATCGACCGGGCCCCTTGGCGGCCGGAGTGCACGATGAATACGTAGAGGCAAAAGAAAGCCCGCAGTATATCAAATATCTCAATGAAGACGCGCACGACATTACCCAAGAGACATTTGGGTTCCTGATCTTTCAGGAGCAAATTGCACTATTGGCGCATAAGCTCGGAGGTCTAAGTTTAGATGAGGGCAACATGCTCCGAAAGGTTTTAACCAAAAAGGGAACAGGCAAGGGATCCGCAAAGGGCAAGCTGCACGACAAGTTCATTACAGGATGTATGGCGAATTCCATCCACCGTGATGAGGCTCAAGCGCTCTGGGACAAATTTGAGTATTTCTCGGGCTACGGCTTCAATAAGTCACATGCGGTTTCATACTCCATTATTTCATACCAGTGCGCATGGTTGTGGAACTATTATCCTACCGAATGGATGGCTGCTTTCTTGGATAAAGAGCCAGAAACAAGAAAAGAGAGAGCAATCAATGTGGCCAAGAAGTTTGGGTTCAAGATTGCACCATTGGATATTAATAAATCCGGCACCGTCTGGGAGATCAATGGCGATAGCAAAACACTTATTCAACCATTGACGTCAATCAAGGGCTTGGGCGCTTCTGCTATTGAGCAAATATTAAACCATAGGCCATTCGAAGACGCAGAAGATCTCTTGTTTAGAGAAAATATTGTGTACTCCAAGCTGAACAAAAAGGCACTAGATGCCCTTTGTCGCGGTGGTGCCTTGGATGACATGATGGATGATAGGTTTTCCGGTAGGAAGCACTTTTGGTCGGCATGCATAGTTGAGCGACCTAAAAACCTCAAAAGACTTCATGAAAACATTGATTTATATCGTCCAGAGGGCGATTTCACCGAAGAAGAAATAATCCAATTCAAAACAGAATTAACCGGGGTCTTTCCTATCAACTTGGTCATTAGGCCGGAAACAATCCAGAGACTTCAAGAAAAGTTTGTTCCACCAGTTTCGGAATTCGATCCTCAGTTGGAGGTTTGCTGGTTCATTCCTCGCAAGATCGTTCCGAAGAAAACCAAAAATGGCAAGTTATATTGGATTGTTGAGGTGATTGACAGCAATAATGAATTGACAAAGATTCGCTGCTGGGGAGTTAAGCCCGAGAAAGACCGAATTTTCTTAAACAGGCCGTATATGGCTAAGTTAAATTATGACTCAAATTGGGGCTTTTCAACATATGCAATTGGCAGGACATTCAAGTTGCTAGCATGACCGTGGGTAAGAAAAGGAAAACTTCAAAAGCAGAAAAAATTACAAATTTTCTTGTTAAATCATATATAGGTTTGGTGATCGTGTGCTTTCTCGTTGTTGAGGTGTGCAGATCAGACAAAAAAAGTAAATAAATTTCCTTGACTCGGAAACCCCAATTGGTTATAATATAATTATGAAAAGTGATAAATTCAATCCCGGAGATATCGTAAGAATATCGGAAAAAATAAATGACTCCCGCATGCCAAAGAGCAGAATGGGCTTTATAATAAACAAGGTAAGCAACTCGCCGGGAACTTATCATGTACAGTTTGCTAACGGAGAGAAGCTTCGTTTTCATCATGACAACTTTTTTATAATCAATAGGAGGTAAAGTGTCATCAAATAAAACCGAAAAAGAACGCTACGTGCTGGAGTATATTCGTTCATTGCACGCAATCGAAGAGGCCATGGAGCCGTATAAGGAACAACGCCGCGAACTTCGCAAGGAATTTAGAGACAAGAACCGGCTAAATACTGACGAAATCAGACTGGCCGTGAAGGCATATCGTCTAATGAAGGGTGACGTCAATATTGACGATCTTTATGATACGTACCAGTTGCTCTTGAACAAGAAAAACAAGGTTAACGCAGCGTAGGGCACATGAATCAATCAGCACAAAAGACATTATTTAGTTCCAAAAGTAATGAGTGGGAGACCCCGCAAGACTTTTTCGACAAATTGAGTTGGCGATTCGGGCCCTTTAATCTCGATCCGTGTGCCACTAAGGAATCAGCTAAATGTGTAAATTACTACACAAAAGATGAAGACGGTTTAAGTAAAAGTTGGAAGGGTCGGACCGTATTTGTTAATCCCCCGTACGGCCGGCAGATACACAAGTGGATTGAGAAAGCATATCGAGAGAGCATGAGTAATGATACCACAGTGGTAATGTTAATTCCCGCCCGAACCGACACGCGCTATTGGCACAATTACGTCATGAAGGCCCGAGAAATACATTTCGTTAAGGGTCGCTTAAAGTTTGGTAGCGCAAATAATTCCGCACCATTTCCATCGGCAGTGGTCGTTTTTAGCCACAGTGCAGAAGATAGAAGTGTTTATGCAGATTATCCAAAGACATTTACAATGGCAAGATGAATAGAGAACAAAGAAGAAAACTAAAAAAACAAACAGATACCGACGAAAATCTTTCGAAAAAAATTTTTCTGTTTAACAAGCTACCTGAGAAGTGCGATACTTGTGATGAGCCATACGATAAGAGCGACAAGGTCTTAGCATCGCAATGGAGAGTGGTTGTGAAACATGAAGAAGAAGTAGTTAGGCTCTTTTGCCCGGAATGTCACAAAAAGGCAGTCAGAATAATGGAGACAATGGAGACAACGGAGACAGCGGACGATGGTTAAAGAAATAAAAACCGCGGAACTGATCAAAATGATTAATTCCGGCAACCAAGCAGTGGTAAAATTTTACAGTAAAAATTGCAAATATTGCACAAAGCTTGGTGACATATATGCCAATATATCGAATGAATTTGGAGACCTAAATTTCTATAAAATTTCAATTGACCTATATCCCGAATCAACGCTGCCAGAGGTGCTTGTATTTAACGGCGTACCAACCATTCTTTTATTAAACGGAAGAGGCGAAAGAAAATATAGATTTTTGGACGAACCAAAAAAGCCAGACAAGGACACATGGTATGGCAAAGAGCATGTTAAGCAATTTTTAAAAAGACACTTTAAGGAGATAAAATGAAATTAAACGCTTACTATTCGATAACGAATTTGCTTCGATCAGAGGTGCAAGAGTGCCTATTTGCATTGGAGAGCATTTTGATCAACAGCACGTCGACCGATAATCAAGAAAATTTGATCGACGAGGTAAAAAAGTGGGCCATCCGGCTAGCTGAAGCAGAAGCCGCCGGCGCAGCCCTACAAAAATATTTCGGTGAAGCAGCAAAGAACACAGAGCAAAGAGTAATACAAGAGAAGAGCGGCCAATGAGTTTTAGCGAAGCCCTTAGTTTTGATGATGTTTTATTGCGACCAAGATATTCGGATATAGTTTCTAGATCGGAAGTCGATCTTAGCGTGAAACTCTCACCGACTCAATCATTAGACATTCCGATAATCACAGCGCCAATGGACACCATTACAGAAACGGATATGGCGATCGGTATGAGCAATTTAGGCGGCTTGGGTATCGTGCATCGATATAACGACATCGATGTACAAGCTGGAATCGTTAAAAAAATTCGCAACGCCGTCGACGAGCATGGAATAATTGCAGCTGCCATCGGTGTTACCGGCGATTTTGAAGAGCGGGCACAGGAACTACACAACGCCGGTGCAGATATTCTTTGCATCGATGTGGCCCACGGCCATCATGTCACCATGGAGTCGGCCTTGCGTATTTTGCGTGCACGATTTGGGGGCGACAAGCACCTGATGGCTGGAAACATTGCCACACATTACGGGTTTAGAGATTTGGCCCACTGGGGGGCTTCAAGTATACGCGTCGGAATCGGTGGTGGCTCAATTTGCTCGACAAGAATTAAAACCGGCCATGGCGTTCCAACATGGCAATCGGTCCGTGACTGCAACGATATGCGCGCCACTCTCCGGCATGCCAATCATCCATATGCAGATGTTAAAATTATCGCTGACGGTGGAATTAAAAATTCCGGAGATATTGTAAAGGCTCTCGCCGCCGGCGCCGACATGGTTATGGTCGGCTCATTGGTTGCCGGCACCACGGAGACTCCCGGCCCGGTGTTAAAAAATTCAGAAGGCGAACTGTGTAAAGTTTATCGCGGTATGGCTAGCATGCAAGCACAAATCGATTGGCGCGGCCGCGTTAGCTCGCTTGAAGGTGTTTCCAGTCATGTTCCTGCCGCCGGCCCAGTGGAAAACACAATCACTGGACTAGTCAGAGGAATTAAGTCCGGACTGTCCTATACGGGAGCGCGCACAATAGGCGAGCTACAGGCCACGGCAGAGTTTATTAAGCAATCCTCTGCCGGCGCATTTGAAAGCGGGACGCATATATATGAGAGAAATTGATGGCGTATGAGAAACAGCAAAAAAGAATAATATTTTTTGATGACGAACACAGGCATGCCAAACTAAAAGTCAAGCTTAAACACGACGGCATGACTCAGTCTGATTTTTTCCGCGCCCTATTAACGGGATATTTGGAAAACAATTCGTTAATTTTAGATTACATGGACCAACACCGCATCGCCAACAAAATACAAAGTAAGGATAAGATTAAAAAATCGCGGAAAGAAATTGAAGAAGGAAAGGAAGCAGCTAAACAACTCATATTTGATGAGAATGAGATAGACAATTTGTTCGATATAATTGAAAAGGAGTACCCAGAACTATGAACAACAACTTTAAAGTAGGGTCCATTGTGGCCCACTACTCAGAAAACGACTCGGTAATTAATTTCGGAGTCATTCAGGACGAAAAGCCTGATATAAACGATGACCCACTTTTAAAAGTCAGGTGGACAAATAGAGACTTTGAACCCAATCAATCCATCACTCAAAGTGAAACTTGGATCCAAGGCGCCGATGTGGAGAGTATTGAGCCGTTTGGCTTGATTGGTGATTTGCACTTGGCCATGATTGAGCAAGCTAAGATGCATTTTGACGTTGCCGATGAAAAATGAGAACGGGAAGGGCCTGTTATTATGTTCACTAAAATGCATAGAATTAAACACCAGCTGTCCAAATAATAATTGCCGGCACTGGATAGACTTCGAAGGCGACAACAACTGCTGCCTAGTGGCAGTATACAACAACGGCCCCATGACTCTGAGACAGGTTTCAGAACGAATTGGGGTTACTTTTGCCAGAATTCAACAAATAGAAAAGAAGGCACTACACAAACTTAAGAGATCGCGCTTTGTTGAAAAGTTATTTTTTTAGCACTTTGTAGTAGTAGATACTATTTAAGTACAGAGCGTATTTAAGGAGCTTAATTTTAATCATGAGTAAGAAGTTATTAACCGAAGCTGAATTTAGACAATTTGCTAAATTGGCGAATATTAACAGCGATTTGGCTGAGAAAAGAGTGCAGCATATCTATACCGAAGAAGAGACTGAGGAAGATGCTGCAGCAGAAAAAGCACCAGTAGAAGAGGCTGCCGTCGAAGAGGACGATTCGGCCGAGACTATTGACGAACTGGACATGGATGCCCCGATGGATGACGAAGACGCAGACCCAGTTGGCGAACTTCCACCCGAGGATGAAATGGGACTTGATGACATGGAGCCCGAAGCCGAAGCGGCCGGCCCAGTAAGTTTGACAGACGAGCAGGCAGATGCTATTGTTGATCTTGCTGGCCAGATTGAGGCCACTCGCGGTGCTGGCGTCCCAGAAGATGAGGTCGATCTTGGCGATGAGCTTGATGTTGGCGCCGAGGAAGAGGTACCCCCACCCGTAGACGATGAAGAACTAGCCGGCGGCATGGGCGGACTTTATGAAAACGAATCTGAGATTATCGATGCAGTTGTTAAGCGTGTTGCTGAGCGACTGAACAAAGAGCAGAAAATTGAAGATATTGCATCTCAATTGGCTGAAAGAATATTAAATAGACTGGATTAAATTTACCCCCCTCCATTAATATGCTAAAAGCCACCGTTTTTATTTGACGGTGGCCTTTTTTGTTGTTATAATGTTATGATGACCATATATTCAATTTCATTTTTGACCTTTATATTTGGCCTTGTTACAGCAAAGGTGTTTGGCGGAGTGCTTTCGCTGGGCATCTCTGTTAATATAGTGAGGGACGCAAAACTAATAGCATTGCAGATGCTCGGCAGCTGCATGATTGAAATGGCATACATTAAACAATTAAAAATCATAACAATGCAAGAATGTGGCCATTCTGATCATGCAATTAATTCTGAAAAAATTAAATTAAACAATGAATTCAATTCTTGGAAAAAAAGGAGTATTAGGTGTATTAGCGGTAACTTAACCAGTCGCTATGATTTTTTAAACGACTTTGCCAGTTTTGAGCAAGCTATGGAGAAACTAAATGAATTTTATAAAACAAAAAATTAAAGATATTATACGCGATTTGGTCGAGGCGCCCCCAGCGGCATCAGAAGAATACGACGTAGAGGGCGGAGATAAAAAGATATCCATTGTTCAGGCCGGAGATTTGCTGGAAACACTCGCTAGCCCACCAGAAGATTACCGGATGATCGCGCTGTTATCCGACTTGGATCAGGAAAAAATGGCCGATATAATGCACGGCCTATTGACCCTTAAGGCCCCCCCGCAACCAAAGGATGACGGCGCACCCAAAAAGAAGAAATCCAAAAAGAATAAACCAACCACAAAGCCGATAGAGTTTTATATATCCACATATGGCGGCAATGCCGATGATATGTTTGCGATTTATGATTTAATGAAGCAGATCCAAGAAGATGGATGCGAAATACACACCAAGGGCTATGGCAAAGTAATGTCAGCCGGAGTGCTGCTGTTGGCCGGCGGCACTAAGGGTAAACGACAAATTGGCAAAAATTGTCGCGTCATGATTCATTCAGTCAATGCTGGTACGCACGGCGCGATGCATGATTTAAAAAACGAATTCGAAGCGATTCAGGACATTCAGGACTCCTACCTCAACGCCTTGGTTAACGAGACGAGTATGACCAAAGCCCAGCTTAAAAAAATCATTGAAAGAAAAATCAATGTCTATTTATCAGCAGAGGAAGCAATTGAATTAGGAATTGCTGATTCAATTATATAGGAAAACATTATGGCTACAATTAAAGGATGGCACGCGAAAGTAATTGCGGACAAGGTTAAGAGAGTTTTTGACGACAAGGGTTACGCTTTTTTTGATAATAAAAAATCATGGAACGTTAATATAGTAGGGATTAGAAATTCCGAGTCAAAGGCAAATCGATTTGATGATATTATGCTGGTCGTATATCGCAATGGTAGAAAAAACTGGGAAGTTAAAACTTATCAAATCACAACCGATCCGGGCCTGTATTGGCTAAAGAAGCCGTTTTATATTGCTGGTACCGCAATATTGGTGCCAGATCAATATCGAAGCACTTATAAGATCGACCTTCATAACGGAAAATACGAAGCGCTGTGCCAGCGCTTAGACAAGGTAAAGGTATATCGCGACCCGAACAAGGACGACATTTTGGATCACGTTAAAGAATCGATCGTTGAGGGAAAATTTGGGATTAACATACACAAGGCTGGATCTAATTCTACGCGTGTTGAAAAATGGAGTGCCGGCTGTCAGGTTTTTGCTCGAAGTTCAGAATTTAACGATTTTATGAAGCTCATCAATAAATCGGCCGATCTATATGGCAACAGCTTCACTTACAGCCTAATTACTGATGTGGATATGGATTATATTTGATGTTAACTTTAGATGAATTGATCAATAGGAACTATGGAGGCGGCTTTACTTTAAAGCAGTTAATGGAACTAGTCGAAGAAGTAATCGATTCAGATCTGCTGGTCGAAAGGGAGTCTCCCGGCGCCGCAAGCAAAGAATTGGTTGTTAAGATGCCCGTAATACGCATTTCTGAAAAAATGTGGGGCAAGGAAGGCTCGGAAGATCGCGAAATAATTCAGAAACTCTTAAGCCGCATCGTGATGCACGGCACCACGCTCAAAGATAAGATCGATCTGATTAACAACTTTCTGACAGATCCTCCGCAGACCGAAGACATTTCCGAGATCTTGACAAACATCGTACTACTAGATACGCTTACAAACATAATGGTACACTTTAATGCTTCTGCCGCCGGGTTTACATTCGAAGGTTTCCTGTCCGCATTGCTTTCAGGACAACAGGTGCCTGCTGGTACTGCGGGAATTCAAGATTTAATTGATGCTGACGATAATCCGATTAGCTTAAAGCTGCTTACGGAAAAGCCGGGCGATGTACACGGTAGTTATAAAGACTTGGTTGATCACTTTGTCGATCCCGGCGGACTGAAACAAGACCCAGAGAGCGGCCAGTATGTTGGTGGCGCCGGCGCCGAAGGGAGAATGACCTATGTGGTCGCACTTAAGTCCTTTCAGGAGAAAGAGGCGGGAGAAAAACTAAAAGGCAAGGAGTACATTCGGTTCTTCCAGTTTGATTTTTCAGCCGAAACCTTTTTTGAATCCTTGATGAGTCACAAGCACAATGTTCCGCTGTTGCTTTTACCAGTTGATATGGCTACCGAGCCAGAGATTGGTGGAGAAATGGAAACAGAACAGAACGTAGATTTTCTATCCGATGAGCAAGTGGCATCGCTGCATGGTACATCCAAAAAAGTTTATAATTATCTTATCAGTGCTTATGATGCCACATACCTGCGAGAGATATTGCCAAAGCTGGAACTTAAGCCTAGCGCTAGCGGTAAAAAAATGTTCATTGTCTCCAAGGAAACCGGCGAACCGATTAAGAGAAAAGACATTGAGTTGCCATCTGGCGATCCTCGCCGCAAATCAGCCGGCGACCGCGGCCATGAGGGTTACCGAACTTATGCAGAGTCCGTTAAACTATTGAAGGCGGCCCTATCAAGAGATAAAAATGAGTTTTGGGGATTGATATCCAAGACCGCCGGCTATAGCGGCGCCGCCGGCGAAACCCAATTCGTCATTAGTGCAAATTATTATAAAGAAAAGGGTTACGATAAGGATGGGTTTGGCTACGTCGGCATTATTTATGTTGGCCGACAGGCTGTGACCGAGTTGGCACAAAATTACGCCGAGGTATTGAATCAGCAGATATTTGATTTATTTTCCAAGGTTCAGACTTTGTCACAGCAAATTAATTCGTATTTTGTTGCCGGCGACAAGAGCGAGGGTGTAGCCGCGGCCAGCACTGCTGGCCAGATTAAAGCTGAAACTGAAGAGTATATGCAAAAAACATAGCCTTAATGCTTGACATTTGGTTTGAACGAGATTATAATATAGTTACATAAGAGAGGTGTAATTTGTCAAAGGTTTATGATGACAGTCAGTCATTGAGCCAAAAGATTTTAGAGGGTGCTAGCTTGCTAGCTGATAATGTGGCATCAACGCTTGGTCCTCGCGGCCGCAACGTTATCATTCAGCAGAAAGGTGCGAACCCGTTCATCACAAAAGATGGCGTCACAGTAGCTAAGTTTATCACGCTAGAAGATCCAATATCGAACGCTGGCGTGCAGATTATTAAAGAGGCCGCGATCCAAACAAACTCGGATGCCGGCGATGGTACCACCACGTCGACAGTGTTGGCTGGGGCCATACTACAAAACGCACAGAAATACATTACTTCTGGCGTTTCCCCTGTTGAGCTTAAAAGGGGCATCGACATAGCCACCAACGCAATTTCGGACAAGCTGCTTAGCATGGCTAAGCCGGTAAGGAGTGCCGAAGATATCGCGCATATTGCAACAATATCTGCCAACAATGATAAGTCGATTGGCCAGCTTGTGGCGTTGGCGGTTGATCGTGTTGGCAAGGATGGTTCCGTTACAATCGAAGAGGCGCGCTCGCTTGAAACCAGCCTTGACGTGACAGAGGGTTTTAGATTTGATTCTGGTTTTTGTGCCGGAGCATTCGTGACCGACGAGCGCCGCGGCGTTATGAAATATGACGATCCTTTTATCTTGGTTACGGATCACAAGATAGCATCTGTTGAGCATATTTTGCCGGTGCTGGAGGTTATTGCTCGCGAGAATAGGCCCCTGATAATAGTGGCCGAAGACATTGAAGGGCAAGCACTGGCCGCTTTGATTATGAATGTCATGCGGGGTACGTTAAAGGTGGCCGCCATCAAAGCGCCAAGGTACGGAGAAGAGCGCCGAAACATACTGAATGATCTCGCTTTGTCGACGAACGCGACGTTCGTTTCCCGGGAGTCAGGCATCAAACTTAATGAAATTCAACTTAAGCATTTAGGTACCGCCAGTACGATTGAGTCATCTAAATATGCAACAACCATCATCGGCACTAACGCTGACTACGAGTTAATAGATGAACGAATTGAGGCCCTGAAAGAGCAGTTAAAGAATGAAGAACACGACACTGAAATAGTCAGAATTCAAGAAAGAATAACTCGGCTAGCGTCTGGTGTTGCGGTGATTCACGTTGGCGCACCCACCGAAGTAGAGATGATAGAAAAGAAACACAGAATTGAAGACGCGCTAGAGGCGGTGAGGTCGGCTCAAATTGAGGGTGTCGTACCGGGCGGCGGAGTTGCACTACTTAACGCCCTTAATGACTTGGAGGTTGAAACAGCCAACGATGAGCAGCAGCTTGGTGTGAATATTATCTTTGAAGCCGTGAAGGCTCCGTTGAGGCAGATGGCGCACAATGCCGGAGAATCTGCGGACTTAATTCTGCAAACAGTCCTGCAATGCGAAACAGATCACGGTTATGATTTCTTGAACAGGAAGACGGTGAATATGTTTGAAAATGGGATAATCGATCCGGTCAAGGTTACACGCTGCGCTCTTAAAAACGCAGCGTCAGTCGCAGGCACCTTGATTACAACCAACCATGCCATAGTGGAGGTTTAAATATGAAATCTGGAGATTTATATTACGTACCGCAGAATGTGCTACTGGTTCAGTTTGACAACAACAGCACCTCGCCAAAAAATTATTATAAGACCGATAAGCCTCTGAATGTCGTCGTGATCAACGAGGGCAGTTCAGACCTCGATCCCCACTTGGGCAAACTTATTAAGGTTTTTTGCAATGGCCAAAAGTGGTATGTTAACAAAAATGATTTATTCGAGGTACAAAACGATGGCGGTGGTTAAACTAGTTGAAATATCAAGAGAACTCAATATCTCAGAGAACAAAGACTACAAACTCAGAGAGGTGTATATCAACCCGGAGCATGTGGTGTTTATGCGCGAGGACCATAACGCTAAACGGCTCCTGAAAGAGCGTCGATTGCCGGGCGATCTAGATGAACGACAGAGGTTTACGCGCATAGTGCTAAATAAAGGCGCCAGTGGTCAAGAATTGGTTGTTGTGGGAAACCCTGAAATGACCGAACAAAAACTTTTTTCTAACAAACAATTATTACGAGGTTAAAATGAAATTTAAAGAAATCACACAAGGAGGCAAGATATGCCAAGCGAACGCGTAAATATCATGTATACTGTTGAATTGGAAGAGGTGCTGAATGAGATAAGCAGCATGATTGACTACATTTCACATAAAATTGGGCATCTTAACGATAATTTCTCACAAGAAAAGCCAACAATCGTGAAGAGACTCAAAGAGAGAGAGCTGTACAATGTGCATGACTTTCTGAATGAGACTAGGCTTAACATCACCAACATCGATCATAGACTAAGCGATTGTGCGAGATTGGTTCATGGCTATAACAGCTACTTGGTGCAAAAGCAACAAGCCCCACAACAACAGCCATCCCCCGAGCAGCAAGAACACGCACCGGCCGGCGATATCGAGGACATTCAACAAAGAATCGCATCTTTAAAGAGTGCCATTGAGTCTCCAGCCGCGGAACGTGCAGATGGCTAAATATTATCATCTCTATGCGCGCGGATCGTGCCCATATTGCGTGAAGGCTATTAAGCTGCTTGAAGATGGCGGCTATAGCTACACTCTTACCTTGTTGGATAAGAATAAAAGCCATTTGGCGCATTTAAAAACAAAACATGACTGGAAGACGGTACCAATTATTTTAGAGCACGACGAAGACAATCACGAAGAATTTAATTTTATTGGTGGTTATACGGATTTATTGGAACATTTGACCGAGGACGTGCCATTAAAGGTACCTGACACATTTTGTGAGATATTTGGATTAGACGATGCAAGCACCACTGAGAATAGCTGAGAATAAATTTAAAGCTGCTAGCCTCGTATCTTCGTTGCTGCCTGATCGCTCAGCGATCCTGCATTCTCCATTTTTTACAAACGGGGGCATAGAGATTAAGTTAAGCAAACATGGCCCTGTGATCGGCTACACAAACTTTCCATCGATGGAGATGTTTTGGCAGTGTCTCAGGCAGGGTCCAGACGTATTGGCCGGCCACGTAGACAAACTTATAAGTAGCCGGAGTTTTGACGCGGAAGCGTTCTTTGAAATCCAGAGGGGATTTCAATTCTATAAAGGACTATACACAAGAGCGGCAATGATGTTTGTCCTTAGCAATCTTTCGGAAACTGGTGAAATATTTTCTGGGAATATGATGCCCGGAAAACCCAAAACTCATATTTCCGATTATGCATTAATGAATTTAAAAAAATTTAGCGCACCGAATTTAACCGTAGCCCATATCGCATGCAATGATCCGTTAAAAATTGTCGAGAAGATCCCGCAAGATGATTATATGATATGTGCACCCCCAAATTTTTCTTACAATCTCTTATCTGGCAGCAAAATAGTCACTGCATCGGACGTCAATGTAGACCATGAGGACCTTCACAGCGCTTTGAGCGAAAGAAAGAATTGGATATTGATATATAAGGTTCACCCAAAGGTTCTTTCCATGTATAAAAATTATGATATGATTTATTTAGACAAATATTGGCGCCAAACAGAAATAGCTGAAAACGCCGAGCAAGTTGTAATTCACAATGTTTAAGGTACTGATAGCATGCTTACTGTTTGCTATCGGGCAAACACTCGGATGGTTTCAGTTAAATAGTCAATTTGTTTGGGACTGGTGGAAGGATAAGCCGATCCTCAGTGCGATAATATTTTCGGTACCCACCGGAATTTTATTTTGGTATGGCATGCGAGTTGCCCACGCAGAAATGAATGAGGTCTGGGGGCCTCGACTGTTGATATTTGGCATGTCTTATTTGACATTCCCCGTGCTGACGTGGTGGTTGCTTGGTGAGAGCATGTTCACGCCCAAGACAATGCTGTGTGTATTTCTATCTTTTACAATAGTTGCCATTCAGCTATTTTGGAAATAATTACTATATGGAGAATTTATGACAATGACAACAAAATCTAAGAAACACGCAAAAAGCGCATGGAGAACCGCAACAAACGTTGTGGAAAAACAATGGGGCCAAGAGGTGTCTTGGGCGGCTTTACCCTCGATCCATGGAAAAATTTTATACATCAAAGCCGGCCAGCAGACCAGCTTTAAGTATTATCCTTTGAAAAATGAAAGCCTTTATGTTTTATCAGGTAAGGTGGAGATACTTTATGGTAACGAACTATCGCTGAGTGATTCAGTGCAGCACCCATTTGAGAAGGATATTTTTGGCCCGGGTTCTGGATTGAACATACAGTCGTGTTGTCCATATATGATTACCGCTATTGAAGACAGCGAAGTTTTGGAGATTGGTGACTCTACTTCGAATCAAAAAGTGAAAGTTACTGATATAACCATTTGAAATGACTATTTAATACAGGGTTATGATATATGGATATAGCAACAGGCAGCTGGTTTAAATACCTAAACGAAGAAATATTAGAAGAAGGGTTGAGGGATATAGGTCTCCCCGAACGGATCGTCGACTTTATCGAGAACGCGATGGCAAGAGCGCCCGAGAAGTCAAAGATGTATGCCGGCAACCAGTGGAAGGACCACACGCTCCCCTCTGCGTATACCCACGATGTTCTAAAAAAGCGGTGGCGTTCCTTCATGGAGGAAAACTTCGAAGACGAGATACAAATAACCAACGACAGCGACGGAACAACTAAGGTTGATGCCCGAACAATAACCCCCTACCGCGTCGACCGCAATGTTGGGCCACAGCAGCGCAAGATGTACGACGATGAAATGGTCGATCGAAACAAGAAGATCGCCTTCGTCGTTCAGAATGTAAGCGCAGCGTGGGGCAAGCCTGCCGGCACTTGGCGCAAGTCATTTATGAAAGCTGTGAAGGCCCTAAGCAAAGCCGGCGTGGAATCGGAGAAGGTCGAGAAAGTAAAAGAGTGGTTGCAAACCTACATGATGCAAGAGTTTCGTTCATGGTACTCGCAATATGACATGCTGTTCTCTTGGCTTAACGACGAGCCTACTAACTATGAACTGATTAAGAACGAAGACAACATCGACTCAGCATACAACACAGCCAGAGAAGATCTAGAGAACCGCGAAGAGCCAGAGAATGTCATTCACGAATTTCCTGATGGCTCCTATTGGTATAATTTAAATGTGTCTAATTGTGATGTAGAAGGCGAACGAATGGGACACTGCGGATCAGACTCTCGCGGTGTGCTTGTGTCGCTGCGTAAGCGCAAAGAGAAGCGCAAGGCATCCTCGTCCTATGTCACGATGACTTGGGAAGATGAAGGATACGGAGGCAACTACCTGTATCAAATTAAGGGACGCGGCAACGAAGCCCCACCCGACGAGGTCTGGGATCACATCAGTTGGTTCATCAGCAACATGGGCATCACGAATGTCCAAGAAGACGGCGAACACTCACGCAATCCAGAAGACTTCCGAGAGATGCTGGAATACCTCCAGCAACAAAACCCCAGCGTTGCGTTCACAGGCGTTGTCGATGAGCAAGCAATCCAAGAAGTACTGGACGAGGTCGAGGGAGAGTACAACAATAACGCAGTACACTCCAGCATTGACGCGCAGGTGATGGGCCCAGACGAACACGGTGGCGACGGAACATACATTTATATGAACGCCTATTGCAGTCTTCAGATTGACTTGGGTTGGCCTGACATTGTAAGGAGAGACAACGATTTTTACCCTTCGGTAGAGGCAGGCTCCGGCGACTATGACGACAACTTCCACCCAATCCCCGGCAACACTTGGGGCCACGAAGCCCGAGACTTCTCATCTGAGATTGAGATTGAGAACATCGAATGGGATCTTCCCGGCGAAGGTGAGACTGAGTGGGATGTTAGAATGCTCCAAGGCGCCCAGCCAGAGGGAGAAGACTTAAACCCCGATCACCCCAAAACCGCACACCTTGAAATAGAAATTCGTATGACCCACCAAGAGCCGGCAGCCGATCCTGACGAAGCCAAATGGGAGTTTGAGCAGTTTGCTAGTCAGATCCAAGAAAATTTTGAGGACTCCTATGCCGAGATCGCAGAACGAGTACGCAGGAACTTGGTTAAGGGCGAGTTCATAGCCAAGACAGCTTATGATCGTGCCGAGGATGATCTTGTTGCAACCGATCTTAGACACTGGCACGTGTACGACTCCAACGGCAGCAATGTAGAGTTTTGGTTTAGGATCTCACCCAACCACGCTAGCGCCGTTAACAACCTTGGCGGGGAACTCACCTCGATTCCAAATGAGTTTAAGATGTGGGCGTTCGATGAAGAACAAGAAGGAATGATTGATGGGCTTTACAGCAAAATGTTTGGCTCTCCCCCCACACGCACGCATCCCGCCAAGATCGAGAACCCGGATCTTAACCAAGAAATGGTATATGCCCTACGCCGGCGTTACAGAGAGATGGAAACAGACACCGCTCAACAACAGCTAGATCTAGGCGACAGATACAAGCCCGTGAGAACTGGACCTCCTTGGGCACAAGTATTAAGATCAAACTCTCGCTTTATTATTATAGCCGAATCAAGTCTCAGCGGCGGTGGATATCGGACGCAACTTGTTAACTGGAAGTTTGAGATTTTTGTGGATGCTAAGTCTGGAGAAGAAACCATCAGCGCGGTCAAGGCTATGATCAAATACTTTAACGAGAACCCTGAGATGGTGGAGGACGCAGCCGAAGAAGTCATCGGAACGCGCTTCAAGACAATCAAAGCACTCGCAGATGTGAACAAAGAAGAAGTGCTCTCAGGCAAGCGTCTTGAGGCCGCAGCCCAGCGCATCGATAGTGCCTACGCATCTCGCGCCCGGTCCGGTTCAGACGAATGGGCTGAGAGGGCCATAATGGTGACCAAATGGATTAGAGACAACTGGGGCGATATGGGTGATATTGAGAAGTACGTTGGTTATTATAGGTATATTCTGCCGCTGGCGCTGAGAAGACTCAATTTTGCTCGCGACATTCCCGGCATTGAAATGGATGATCCCAATAACTACGGCAAGCCGTCGACTTGGGAGAATAAAGTCAGGGACCAAATTCGGTTGTTAGGCGGCACTCATGGGCAGCAGAGCAGCTATGGCGGCGTTCAACGCAGTGAGCCAGTCGCAGGTACAATGGGAGAGCCAAGACCAGCACAAGAGAGCGTCGAAAAAACTTGGAAATCAAACGTCGAGCGAGATAGCGTAATTGACGAGGCGCTGAGTTTAATTAGAGAGAAAGATCCGGGATACGACCTGAGAGTTTACCAGATAATGTTGAAATGCGCTATGGCGAAAGCGGTTGGTGGCCAGCGTGGAGAAACTGAAACGGAAATCAGAGGCATCGAGGGTGTAACTGTTGTTAGTGTCGTACCGGAATCTCAGAGACAAGATCCTACGAACTATTATTCAACCCTTAAAATAAAATTCGAGTTGGAGGGTACCCGTTCGAGAATAAAATACGTCAATCTTATTTTGCTGCCCGGAATTCTAAAGATTAAGGGATTAAAAGTCCTTCCCGGTGGCATTAGCAGCATCGAGCAAATATCTGGGGGCCTATCGGAAGGTGGTGGTGGCGCACAAGTCAAAAACCTACAGGGCCCACTGCATGTTACTCCCCGGCCACAGATAGAAGATGTGATTGGCGCATGGGCAGCTAGTGGCGAGGCAATATATGATGTCCCGTACCACACCGCGAACATGGGATATCACAGCATGGTGGGCGTTGATGAGTTGTGGAAATACTGCACATCACCATTTTATAGAAACACTAAGAGAGATTTTGACCATGTGAGATCGAATCTTATAAAGAGCGGGCCTCTTGAGCCGATTATGCTAGCGATTGGAAAAAACGGAAGAGCAAAAATAACACATGGAATTGACACGGTTTTTGCGGCAAAGGATATAGGATTGGAGGAGTTACCGGTAATTTTTAACTACCAAAAACAAGTGTAAAGGAGAAACCATAATCTTGCGGTCTATAATAAATTATATTAAATCTTACTGGGTGACGCTTGTGGTTGTTTTTGCAGCCATTGCCTCTCTTGTGTTTTTGATTACTTACCGCCAGTACGTTGAGAGAGAGTACTTTCCCAATGTGGCCTTCGACTTGCAGGAATATGAACATTTTTCAACGGAGCTTCCAAGCACAGAAAAAGGCACCATAATAAGATCTAGAAATTCGACGGTAAAAATTTATTCTACCATTTTTTTGGATTATCCACCTTTCATAATATCTGCAACTGGTACGGGAGTCTACGTTACATATGACAAGAACCTTTATGTCCTAACTGCTGCTCACATGGTTGGGGAAAGTTGTGATTATTTGTTTGTAGCCACTCCATCCGAAGAATCGACGTCGTGCTATGACGTTGTTTATTATGATGAGAAATTGGACATAGCGCTTCTAGAGATGGATGATCAGCTGTTGACGGTCACGCCCGCACTCCTTGACAGCTCTTTAAATATGTCCAAACACTATCCAATTGGCGAACAGATATACTATACAGGATATCCAAATGACTCTGGACGCTTGACAATCAAAGGACAAATTGCAGGATACACGCATGATAAGTTTTTATTGCAGTCATATGCATGGCACGGGGCTTCCGGTTCTGGAATTTTTAGCATTAACGGCGATTTGATTGGAATTGTGAGCGCCATTCAGATAGGCCATAGCGGCGCCACATTAGAACTCATCGAGACTATTGTTTATGGTGCCCCGGTTGCTGCGATAGATTTTTCTATGATACAGAGTAACTGCTTAACAAATTATTAAAAATAATATACCATTATATCAAAAGGGGATAATCATGGAAGACGATGAAATAAAAAACATCAATCAAAGATTAACAGAGATTGAGTCCACAATCGAACAAATAAAAGCCGCCGTTAATGAGCTTTATGAATTAACCGCGCTCGACACGATATGCAGAGATGTCATTGGTTCCGATCAGGCATTAAGTACGGCGCTTGAAGAACTGTTGGCGCTGACGGCGCAAATAGACGAACCGGTTGGAGATGCATGATGAAAAAGAAAGATTTAAAAACCACGGACCAAATCGACGACAAGGACAATGAAGAACTAAAACCAAAGCCTCCCCCGAGATTAGCGCCCCAAGGCATTAGGACATTTACGATGTGTCGGCAATATGATGAAACTGGCGTATCCGGTGACGGCGTGGTAATCGAAGGGGTCCAGCTAGCGACCGGGCATGCCATTATTCATTGGCTCTATCCGCCGCCCCGTGGTGGTATTGCTATATTTGATTCGCTGGAGGATTTTCTAAAGGTGCATGTCCACCCACACCCAGATAACAAAACAATTTTCACATTTGAGGATGGAGAGCAGATTATATATCCGAACAACTAATTACCATGTGGAGCTTTAATAAAACAATATGACTTGGAAAAATTACGTCGATACCATAAATGAGATTAGCAAGTACCAAAAAATGGTGCGAAGCAAACATAGGAAAAATAAGTCTATGTACCTCAAAGGTGGTCATAAAAACACGAAACCATATACAAAAAAGGCCCATGCTGGTCGCAGCCAAAGCGCCCCTGCCGGCGCGGGTGCGCTGGAAGAAGTTAACCCCACCGAAGTACCAGTGGCCGGCTTCGATCAGAAAGATGAGTTAGAGCCGGCCGTGTGGATACAAAATAGACTGGAGCCGAAAATCAGAGAAAATCTAGTACAGATTGCCAATGACTTTATTGACAACCTAGACGTCGATATACAGATTATTGATATAAGACTAACAGGCTCCCTGGCAAATTATAACTGGTCCCAGTATTCAGATATTGATTTGCACATAGTAGTTAAATTTTCTGAGATGGATGAAAACTTTGATTTGGTAAAAGGATTCTTTGACGGCAAGAGAATCAACTGGAATCACTCCCACGATATTATGCTAAAGGGATACGAGGTTGAGATATATGTTGAGGATGAGAGCGAGAAGCACATCTCGACTGGAATTTACTCTATTATGAATGATGAGTGGATTATTCAGCCAGAGAGGGAGAGACAGTTTGAGATCGATGAACCCAACGTACAGAAAAAAGCGGCATCAATTATGAGACAAATTGAAATGGCTGAAGAAAAATTAGAAGAGGAACCACAAGTTTCCTATCGAATGGCTGATCGCCTGAAGGAAAAAATTAGGAGCATGCGCCAAGCTGGTCTTGAATCTGCGCTTGGTCAATATTCGATTGAAAATGTTGCATTTAAAGTATTAAGAAGGACCGACTATCTTGCGAGGCTTTCGGATTTAAAAAATCAATCGTACGATAAGCAAATGTCGATAGACCAATGAGCAAATTTGATCAGTTTAAACTATTTTGCACCATACAACTGCAAAGAATTGATCAAAAAGAACTCCAACTTAGAAATGAGATATTGGATCTGCAAATTCAAAAAGAATACTTAGTTAAATTTTTGGCCGACATGGAGACTATCGACCTATCAGCGGTAGACAGCCAAGAGATTGAAGAAATTAGCCATTTTCAAAAAATGATACTCAAGAAAAACTATTAGGGAGAAAAATTGAATCTTTACGCTTACGTCCTGCTGGGCTATGACGATGAAATTATAGGTGTCTATTCCTCTGTGAAGTCGGCGTATCGCGATGGACTCAAGCAAGTTAATGTAACTAACATGCCCGTACACTATATTCATGAGGGTCGTTTGAAAAAAGTATCATTGAGCGAGGTCAGGACGTATTTTAAAGACAGGAGCAAGGGAGTTTTAAGATTGACCGCCGGCCGCAGGATAGTGGTCAAGATTATGAAGTGTCCGTTCCTGAGTTAAACTTTCTCAATTCACATATAGTTATTATGTGGATATAAAAAATGCAAAGATAGGTGATCTAATCAGATGGATAGTTACTTACCGTGGATTTACCGCTGGAACAACCAGCGACGATGTTAGGCCATTTGATCCGGTATATGAATACGGCATCGTTTTGGATGTTTCGACACAAGATCCTGATGCCGTAATTGTCTCCGTTGTGAGTTACGGCCAGTTGCACGTATTGCATCGCTTACATGACGGATTCGAGATAATGAGCGAGGCATAACATATTTTTGACAAATCTATACTTTACTTTTCTTCGATATCAGGTTAATATATAGACATGGCGAGAAATTCGACAAAAAAGGTTGGCGCTCTGGTTGAACTGTTCAGGCGAAAAAAGAAAGGTCTTGGCATCATTTTGGAAATAACCGATTCCAAGAGGATAGACGAGATTTTTGTTAGCAACTTTCAAGAACTATACCGCCAAAATAAGCTGTCAAGACAAACACAGCAGCTTTTCCAATGCTACAACTATTACGACAAATGGCCGGAAACAGGCCACGTAAGGAAATACATATATGTTAAGTGGATTAGACGACCTTCGGAGTGGGAGACTGATGAGATCATGCGCGATCATGACTGGTATCCATCGGATCTTTTGCGAGTTGTTTCCTCGGTTAATGGTGCTTGACAAGTTTCTGACATTAAACGCTTGACGGCGAGGCTGAAATAGCTTATATTAAGTACATGATGAAGCTGATTGGTGGAACGGTATACACAGGAGACTTAAAATCTCCCGCCCGTACGGGCTTGCGGGTTCGAATCCCGCATCAGCTACCATTTTGGGTCCATAGCTCAACTGGTAGAGCAACGGGCTTTTAACCCGTAGGTTCTGGGTTCGATTCCCAGTGGTCCCACCATTAAAAAATCTAATAAATACGGGCTCTTAGCTCAGTTGGTCAGAGCATCCGGCTCATAACCGGTTGGTCGTGGGTTCAAGTCCCACAGAGCCCACCATCTTGAAAACACAATGACAGACTATAAACCCGGAGACATTGTAGCAGTAAAATCGTTTGCGTTAGGCGAAAAGGAGTTAATCAAGGTCAGATTAAAAAAACGCATCGAAAAGCCTGATGACTTTTGGGGAGCAAATGGCTGGGATGCACAAATCATTTACAAAAAAGACGTTGACAAGCTGATTAAAAGCGGTGTACCATATAAAAAAGGGGATAAGCCTGTTGTTTGGGTCTTTGACTACCACATAATCAAAAAAATAAAATAAATGGGGACGTATTCCCTCCGTCTTATAAGCGGTAGAAAGGATAGCTGGTCACACGTGGGTTCAAGTCCCACCGTCCCTACCATTTACAAATATGAAGAAAAAGTTTTTCAAAATAACAGGTCGCGACACGAGGATTTGGAAGCCCGATGGTCGCGTGATAACCTTTTGGCTTGCGGCAGATTCAGAGAAAGAAGCCTTAAAAAGCTGCGAAGAAAAGGGTATAATAGATATTGAAAGTATCATTGATGACACGGAAACTAATCCGTGGGCAAAGGAGAGATAATGCTTACTAAAGGTCAGAAAAAATACATGGAAGAATATGAAAAATATAAGGATGTTGCGATAACGCCGGGATTTTACGTCAACAAAAATAGACCGATTGTTGAATATGAAGTTCTGAGCGTTGGCATAGATCAGGTAACGCTGAGAACCGTTAAAACTAAATACGTGACAACCAAGACGCTTCACTGGTGTCGAAAAAATCTTATGGAGGTAAAAAGATGAGCTATCATGACGGCTACGATCCTCGGCGTCACCCGGATGATCAACCGCTCGGTGACCGGTCGAAAAAAAACTACTACGATGAACTTAGCTTTTGGGTTTCTCGCGCAAAGAACCTTGAAACCTTGCTGATCGATGCGGTTGATCATATCGAGGATTTCACAGACCTCCTGCAAGTGCTGAACAAAGTGGGCTTCGGTGGTGAGGATTTCGCCCTTCGACATGACGAGCATACGAAGGAGTTGGAAAAGTTTTTGAGGATTGCAACTCAGGAAATCGGCAAGAAAAAAGAAAAAAAGAGTCCTTGACATTTCTCTTACAAAATATTGATTGACTTTTAATCATAACGGTATTATCTTATATATGGAGGGCAAAATGGATATTTGCATTGGTGATATTGTAAAAAACAACGAAGGCGACTTGGGTGTTGTCAAACTTATTGACGGCATCGCTGTTTGGGTCAACTGGCTTGAATCTGGAAAGATTGATTTCTCATCTGGCTTTAAGTTGCGGGTTATTTCTTCAGCGCCATAATGAAAAAGGGCGATATAGTCAGAACGTGGTCGAGTTACATGGGTCGCTGGGAATATGGAATAGTTCTCGGCATGCAGGTTCATGTGTCTCCGACCAATAATGATTTAGATGAGTATGTCGTTTATTTTTTCGATGATCGAGCAACCGATCACATGCTTGAAAGACACATGGAGGTTGTCAGTGAAGCATAAAGCTAAGTTCAACATTGGCGATTTGGTCGTGCATGCAAGGGGTACAATCCACCCATTCAAGGAGTTGCGCGGAGTCGTGATGCGTCATGATATATTTGAGGATTCGGAGTTTGGAGTTTGTCGAGTGTTCTGGTATACCATTGGTCGCTACCAAAACATTCAAGAAGATTGTCTTAAACCTCTTGACAACTCCTTGACTTGACGTTGAGCGGTTTGGGTGCTATATTTTATGTATAAGGAGAAGAAATGAAACTTTGGGTTTTACACGGAACATACGAGGGTGAATCGTTTACTTCGCTTCACTTGACGGAGAAGGGTTGTGCGCTGGCGTGTATCGCAGACGTGATTGATTTTTTGGGTATTGATAGCGACGAGGAAGCACTGCGCGTTGCGAACGACTATTACGAGTACCAGAAAGCTGACGGCGAACAGATCGAACCGTTTGAGTGGAATCAGGAGAGATTGAAAGACATGACGAGCAAGCAACTTTGGAAGATTTTTGGCGATTGGTGCGAAAACTGCTGGTCATATATGGCAGATCGCTCCTACTACATTGACGCAACCCCACAGATGGTGCAAGCATGATGAAGATTTGGGTAGTAAGACAGACTTGTTTATATGATCACGAAACCTACGTGTCCTCACACTTGACCGAGAAAGGCGCTTTGATCACAGCAATCAGAACTGTGCGTAGTGATCTGGTAGATGGCTTCGATGAGGATGAGATAGACGATTATCGTCCCGGCTTGCCTCACGACCCCGAGGAAGATTTGATGCAATACAGCAGCGAGCAGCTTCGCGGCATCGTTCAAGACTGGTGGGAGTATTCGTGGGATATAAATGAACAGGCTCAATATCAGATTTATGAAACACAGGTGGAAGCATGAAAGTTTTAACTACATTTGTTTTATTGGGAATGGTTGATTCATTCGACGAACATTTTGCAACCGTCGAACTAAATACTAATCCAGCAACCAATGGTGGTCCCGCCACGGCAGTCATGCCGGTAAGTGCTTTCCCGTGCGAGATTTACGAAGGTAAAGTGTTTTACGTCGTTAAACTTCACGACAATCAGGATGCCATCATTGTTTGTCAAGAGGATGCAAAAGATGGACAAATACGAGAAAGAGCTGATTGACAGATGCATCGAAGCACACTATAATATGATTAGGATGCATAGAAAGGCAATCATTGAGTTGTCTCGGAAAACCATTAAAGAGAGAGAGTGGTGCGATGAGTGTTTTGATTTCGAGATCAAAAATGAAAGTAGGTGACTTGGTAAGGTTTGTTAGTGTGCTGGAGAAAGAAGTGTTTGAAACAGATCCACCTCGAAATCACGGTTTAGTGGTTCAAATCTCTAAGACGGGACATGATACTACATCTGCACAAGTTTTGTTTACTGACGGTGAGACTTGGTGGGTTGAGTCTGGAAAGCTGGAGGTGGTAAGTGAAAGAGGGAGATAAGGTTTCAATGGAGGACGTATGGAAATATGGATACGCCATAGGAGAGATTCAAAAGATAACCGCAGAAGGGTATGTTGTGGTTAAGTGGATCGACATTCCCGGTCAATGGCACTACACGCCAGAGCAAGCAGAAAGATTGGAGATTATGGATGAATGAGCAAGGATCTTCAAAGAGAATGGTTAAAGATCAATAGGCTATGCAAAGAAGTGCGATGGCTCAAGTACGATCCCGATTATA